AAACTTTTAATACTTGAATGGTTAAAAAGTATCACAAAAACAGACTACGATCAAATTAGACTATGTGTTGAAGGACTTAGTGATAATGGAGTTGATACGAAGTTTGCAGCAGAGTGCATCGAATGTAAACATACTTGGGATACTAATATAGATTTAGATATCGCAAATTTTTTCGCGGGTTGATAGCATCTCGACAACCCAAAGATATTGCTGAACTTGTAGACAACTACAACAAACAGCTAGACGCAACTGAAGCCAGCTATTTAGATATAATAATCAAATCGGGAGGCTTGTTAACATACAAAGATGTTATGACAATGCCTGTTGGCTCGTTAACAAAGTTTGTTGAAAGATATAATGTATACACCGAAGATCAGAATAACCAAATGAAAGCCGCACAGGCTCAGGCTAAAGGTAGAAGATAATTATTGATCTAGCATTATAGATTTATAATACTCTGCAGGCCAACTATCGTAATAAGATGTTTTATGTAATGATGCTCTGCGTCTAAGTAACTCAGTTCTTATTTGAATTAAAATCACATTAGATATATTTTGAACAAAATGACCAGAAGTCTTAGTGCTATGCAAATACATTAAGTCTGGATTAAGTTCTTTCATAGTAGTCAAGTCAACTTTAGTTACATCTACTTTATCACCAAAGTAACATACACCTACCATTTTTACTCTAGGATCAAACTCGAGCATAGCATCAGGGTTAGAACCACTACAATCTATAAATTGTATTTTATCTTGGACTCTGGCAGTTTTTGCATAAGGACAAGTAGGATATCCGTCATCCTTGTTTACTTCTAACTTGGTAATCATCCATTCTGTGAAGTCTTTTTTGAATTGTTCAAATTTGCTCATAGCTATTCATTTATCCATTTGATGTTGTTTTATATATCGATGTCTTACGACATCATCATTATCGTATTGCTAACGCAATACTCAATGTATGTTTTTTAACTCTTTGTTAATATCTATATATGATAATAAACTATTAACTACTATGTTATTTATTATGATCTATTTCCTTGATTTTTTATTCACACTTAGCTTGTTACAGCCAAGTGCAAAATAAACTTTAACTATTTCCCGTCAAGAATACCCACTCGTTATAGTAAAACCTTATTAGCACAAGGTAGTGGCGGTTAAGCGATACCACTTTACATACTGCTTATTAACGCAGAAACACTCTAAGCCATAACGACGACTTTCGAGCTATCCGTAAGTTCCAATTGTCAGGAGAGCTTACTCATTTCGGTTTGTCAAACCAATGCATTGACTAAGGCACACCAGTTCCAGACACTTATGTATCTTCAAGGTGAGTCGAGCGTATCCCGACCAATCTGAGCCATGTGAGCCTGTGTTAGAAATGTGTTAGTTATGTGTTAGTTATCTTGGGTCAATGTTTGCGCCATTGACTGCAAATTTTTCTAGTGTTGAGATGTTCTCTGAGTTGTTTGCAAAATCGTCCCAGAACGTAATTGTCCATGAACCATATTGCTGTGAGCCATAAGTTACCCTTCGGGCAGTGAATAAAAATCTATCCAACTTCGAAGGAAATGCCAAGTAAATGCCTTTGCGATTAAACTTCATAAACAGTATGTCTAAGTCGTTTTCATCATGTGCGTCTAGTGTTTGTTCGAGCCATTGTTCTAATAGTGGTATTGGTTTTTCTTGTAGTAAATGATGAAAAGGGAAATCTGCATAGTTCTTACACTCGCAGTTGAAATAGTTCCAATGATCGGGTGGAATGATGTCCCCTTTAAATGCCTTGATTTGATTTTCCGTAAGTGTGCTCTTACGCACAGCGTTTTGGCCGCCAACAAATGCTCCGCTGTGTGGAACACGTTCAAAGTTGTCGTTGTATAATTCAGAAAGGATATTACAAACTTCTCGTTCGAATCCCTTACCTTTTGTTTTGCTTTTGCTCGCCAATTTCTGTTTCTTTTTTTAGTTTTTGCAAAATGTCATGTCCAACCAACTGTTCATTAATTTTATTAATTGGCCAAAAATCACCTTGCCACTCTTCACTTATCTCAGCGTGATCACGCATCAATAACTTCTAACTCTACGTTAAAAGTAGTGAAGCCGTTTTCTTTAGTAACTTGTAATACATTATCTACTCTACCTACTAGTTCATCTCTATGACTAATAAGCAAAATGTTTTTATGTCTTTCTCGTTCCATTTTCTTTAATACACCTAATGCACTTTCAACACCAATTGTATCCATTCCACTGTCAACTAATTCGTCAATACAAATTAAGTTAATAGGATGATTCATACTTTCGAATACATCACGGAAACTCCAACTGAGTCCAAGTATAAGTCGATTACGTTCACCTCTGCTTAGATTATCAAAATCTAAATCTTGTCCTAACTGTGTAATAGTTACAGTTAAGTCACTTTGAAATTGAACCTCATGTGGTAAACCTAATCTAGTGATATAATACTCTAATCGAGTATTTAAGAACTGCAAGTTTTGTTCAATAATCTTCTTACGAACAAAGCTATCTTTATTAGTAAGTAGCTTTAATAAAAAGTCTTGATGTTCCTTGAGTTCGTTAAGTCTATTTACCTCCGACCAGTCAACTTCCTGCAAACCAGTGTCTTTTAATGCAGTTATTTGATCATCATAAGGATTTACCTCTTCTTTTATACGAATTAGTTCAGAATCTGCTGAACTAAGTTTGTTCTGATGATCATATGCTTCTTTGACACTATTATAATGCATTGTTGGTGCTTTGTCAAGTGGTCCTATATCATTCAATGCAGTATTATACTCATTAATCTTAACATCATAATCATCTATATGCTCTTGACTTTCTGCTACTGCTTCTGTTTTTTGTTTAACAATTTCTTCATGTTTTTCATCATGTAGTTCTTGTCCACATGCATAACACTTATGATCTAAAGTATCATTAAGGTCTTTTTGTGCTTTGTCTAAGCGTTTTTGTTCTCTATCTTTAGTGCTGGTTAGTCTTGCTATCTCAACGTTTAAAGTATCTATTTGTGACTTCTTTGTATTGAATTCTTCAAACTCTGTATGTGCTTTTAGCTCTACATCAATATCAATGTGTCGTAAATTTAATAGTTCAGTTTCAAGCGATTGAATGTCTGTATCACGCTTACCTTCCCATACACTTTTCCTACGTTCTAGGTCTGCAATACTTTTGCCTATGCGTTCGTTTGCCTCTTCTGTTCCTTTAATACGATATGTTTCTTCTGTTATTTTGTCTTTACTTAACTTTGTAAGTTCTTTTAGTATTTCAGCTTTCTCACTTAGTTTAGTAATGCCAAGTAGTTGTTCAATCATGTCACGCTGATCAGTTGCTCGCATACTTAAGAAAGGCTCAGTGTAAGTATTCAACGCAACAATGTGCTTAAACATTGTATGACTCATTCCAATTACACGTTCAATTACACGTTGACTCTCACGCCCTTCGCCTTGCATTTCATCAGTAATTTCTCCATCACTGCCTGTGCCATTAACAAGAAATTTAAAAATGTTTGGCTTGCGTCCACGCTCTACACGATATTCAGTTCCGTTCATTTCAAAGTCAACAGTAACTAACATACCCTTGTTATTTGTTTTGTTAACTAAGTTATCTTTCTTAATGTTATATAATGCGTTACCAAACAATGCATAACTTAATGCATTAATAATTGTTGTCTTACCTGTTCCATTACGTGAACCGTCTCCACCCAAGTCCATGTTGTTACCCAACACAAGTGTTAGTCCTGCATTATCAAAGTGGACAGCCTGTGTAACATTGCCCACACTCATAAAGTTTCTTACAGTGATATTCTTAATTCTTAGCATGTTATTCCTAGTTGCTTAATCCTTGATAAATGTCAATTAACATTTGTTTCTTGATAGTTTCACTTTGCACAGATTCTAATTGAGATAATACAATTGTGTCTACATTCTCTACTTCAATGTCTACGCCTTGTTGCCAATCGTTTGTGTGTTCTTCTTTTTTACTTGGTATCAAACTAATCTCACGCAAGTCATATTGTTTAGCAAATGTTTCTTTAATAAAGTTTGCTTCTTCATATGTGATACCAACATCTAATGCCACACGGGCATATGTTTTATCTGCTAGATATTTTTCTGGCTCGTCAATAAGTTTACTCAGTGATAACGTTCTATACTTAGGTGCATCAGGCCAAGGTAGATAATCTATCTTACCGGCCCAATCAAGGAACATACATCCTCTGTCGTCATCCCATGCATCTGCAAAGTTGTGAGGGAAGCAGTTACCTGGATATATTACATTACCTTTTTTCTGTCGCTTATGAAAATGTCCGCTAAACACCATTTCTGGTTTTGCTAAATCTTCTGCTTTTAGTCCACCATGGTCTGGCATCTGAACTAATGCATTCATATAAAATTGTGGAAGTTCAAAGTGGCCAAACATAAATTTACATTTTACGTCTCTAACTTTTTTCCATTCATCATCAACAAGCCAAGGTATAAATGCAACATCATCCTCAATTAACATCTCGTCATTTACAATGCGTATGTTAGGATATTCCTTGCCCATTGGTATACTATGTATCTCACGTTTCTCACGATAGTATAAATCGTGATTACCCATAATCATAATAACTTCATCAAAGTTATCATTGAGTCTACGTAAGTTACTTACTGTGTAATTTAATGTGCTTACATTAATTGTTGCTCTGTGATGATGCCAATCACCCAAGAAGAAACATTTTTTAATTCCTCTTTTGTGTGCTTCATCTATCATCCATATAATAAAATCTTCACAATCTTGATTATGTAAACGTGAATTATTTTTATTACCTAAATGTATGTCAGTGAATATTACTGCCTTATCAAATAGCATACTTAGTGTTACCTCTGTTTATTTGTTAGCTTCTACGTTCTTTGCGTTCATTTGTCTAATCTTTTCAATCTCAACTTTTTCTTTACTTTCCCATTCAGCATTAAATGTTCTAGTGTGACTAGGATTTAATCCTGCTTCTTCAAGTAAGTCGTCTCTGATATTTTGACTACGCTTTTCTAAATTTAAAACTCTTGTAAAACTATTGTTGATTGCTGCTGTATAATAAGCAAATGGATTCTGTGATTTAAACTCGTTAAACTGTAGTCCTATTTGACTAAGTTGAACTAGTGCTTGTCCACGCATCTCATCTACATATGTGTATCCACGCCAGTTGCCACGCATACTGTAACGTTCGCATAGTTTAATATACATTCCGCCTAGTGTGTTTGTTGTATTGCCGTGTGTAGTATTAAAGTATCCATTGTCCAGTCCGCCTTCCCAATGACTTCTAGCAACTTCTTTAAGTTCTCCTTTTTGATAAGCGTAATGCTTAAATGGAGGGAAGTTACACTTACTATGTAAGTCTGCTTCTGTCTTTGGTTTGTTTTTTCTGTTCTCTAATGGAACGTGATCAAATGTCATTACCCGGATAACAATATCGGTATCTAGTATTGTATCTACTTCAACTAAGAAATCTGCAACTCTTGGTTTAGTTTTCTTGCCTGTTAGTCCTTTTTCCCAACGTTTAACTTCGGCTTCATGTGCTTTCTTTTGTAAACGTGTTGCACGTGATTGTTTTGCCTCTGCTACAGCATCAGGTGTAATATCTTCAAATGATTCAACGATTAAGTCATAATCTGCATACTGATCGTCGTTCACATAACAATAGGACATCTTAGATTTATGAATCTCTTTTAATAACTCTTTGTTTGTTAAATAGAATTGTCTTGGTGCTCTCGCCATAATTGTTCCTCTGTTCTTAACTATTATAACTGATTTGCTAATAAAGTCAACCGGTTTTTGCAAGTCATAAATACTAATGGAGAATAGACATGATTATTAATGAAATTATACAAATTAAAGAAGACGTAGGTAGCATTACAGTATTTTACGGTGGTCGTTTTCAACCTATGCACCAAGGACACCGAGATGTATATCAACATCTAGTGGGTAAGTTTGGTGCAGACAATGTATTTATCGCTACTACATTTAGTCAAAAAGCTACAAAGGCACATGCTGCAGGCAACTACAGTGATGATCCATTTACATTTGATGAAAAGAAAAGCATCATGTCTACAATGTTTGGCATACCAGCAAACAAGATTGTGAACAGTAATCCATACAGAAGTGAACCAGCTACAGTAGGCAGAGACAATAATACAACAGGTATTGTATTAGTGTTTGGTGCCAAAGATGCAGGACGCTTGGGTGGATCAGCTAATGTTCAACCATTGCCAGATAATATAAAAGACGTAAAGCCACAAAGTGAAATGATATATTTTTATGAAGCACCATTAATGCAAGGCGGCATGAGTGCAAGTGACTTCCGTAAAGCAATGGCAAGTGATGACACACCGGAAGCAAAACAAAAAGAATTTACAAAGTTTTTTGGCAAATTTGACCAAAAGATTTTTAGCTTTATAGAGGATAGATTAACATGAGTAAATCAGGAATACCAAATTCATCTTTAGGGTTTACAAATAGTCCTGGAGCAGTTGTATCATTAAAACCAAGGCCGGGCAACCCATTTCCACTCGGAGGTGACGTTGGGTCAGTGGGACAAACTAGTTATAGCATATTGAGTCCACTAGTTGAAGATGGTGGATTAGTATTTCCTTATACACCAACACTACAAGTAGGACACCAAGCCAACTATGGAACATATGATATTACACATACAATATACCAACCACAGTATTACATATCAACAGCAAATCCTAGTATCAGTATTACAGCAAACTTTACATCAAATGATTTGGCGGAAGCAAGACATACAGCAGCCGCAATACAATTTTTAAAAACATGCACCAAGTCAGACTTTGGTGAGCAGAATCCAACTACAGCAGGCACACCGCCTCCAATTTTAAATCTTAGAGTATATGGCAAAAATGCTCTACATGCCCAAGCAACACCAGTGGTTGTAAGAAGTATGAACTATACAATGCCAGAAGATGTTAACTATGTTGAATGTGAAGCCGGCGTTGTTCCAACTATGCTATTATTAGCAGTTGAACTTTCCGTTCAGCTATCACCAGCAACAGTTAGAAAGAAATTTAATATTACTGATTTCTCACAAGGAAACCTACTTGGAGGTTTTAATTAATGGCTATAGAATTTAGAAGAGATAGTTTATACAGATCAACTCCAATAGAGGAAAAGAAATATCTTGGTATATGGGAACCTACAGTTGCAGAAATCTCAGGTCTTACAACAGAACCATACATAATAGAAAATAAATATCATCAGCGTCCAGACACACTAGCAAACAAGCTATATGGCAATGCTAAACTTTGGTGGGTATTTGCAATGGTAAACCAAGATAAATTAAATGACCCTATTTTTGATTTTGAAGCAGGATTAACTATTCAAGTTCCTACAAGGTTTACGTAATGTTAAAAGATAACTGGCTCAATACAGTATCATCAGGTACCTATAAGTTTACATTTATGATTGTAGACACTGATACTCACAACGCAGCAACTGAAGGAAGTTTCAATAAAGAACAAGCACTTGCACAAGGCAAGGCGGTTATTGTTGCCGAAGATGGTGTTGAAAGTGCGTATGCAGTTCAAAATGTAAATATTATTTCTAATACAGCATCAATTAAAAATGGACATGCTACAGCTACAAAAGTTACGTTTGATTTAATAGAGCCACTTGGATTTGGATTTTTAGATAGATCATTAACAGTTGGTGGCTACTTTGGAATGAACGCAAACATACAACAACTAAAATGGGTATTGCAATTAGATTTCCTAGGCAGAGATCCAGTGACTGGCGCAAGTGTAACTAAACCTAATCCATTCTTTTATGCTCTTGCATTGCAAGGAATGACAGGAACACTGGGAGAAGCAGGCGCAAAATATTATATGGAATTCACTAACATGGATAGTGAAGCAATGAAAGAGACTGTAACAAAATCAGACATAACAGTTAAGAACGTAACAACAGTAAAAACGTTTGCTGAAGAATTAGAAATAACATTAAACAATGCTGCAAAGAAATATCAACCTGTGGGAAACCCAGTAGACATAGAACAAGGATTTGCTGATGCTCCACCTTTGATTAATTATAAAGTTAAGTTAGCTGCATCAACAACTACACAAGCTCAAGATTATTTTGGCATTGCATCATTTAACTTAGCAGACGCTCCATGGGCAGGAACGGCAAATAGTGCCAATGCTAGTGGGCAAAGTGAATCTCTTGAATTGCTAGGCACAAGAGAAATAACTATAAACAACGAAACACAGTTATCTGCTGCAGTAAGAGATGAAATAGGTAAAAATACTCCAACATTTACTGAACACAATAACCTAGCACAGAGAAGTGGAATAACATATGATATAATGTGTAAGCCTACAGCAAAACTTATAAACGAAGTAGACAAAAATCTAAATGTCCAACGTAAAGAAATAACTTTAACAATATCAATTGTAACTTCAGGTGAAACAGTTCCACCAGATGGTCCCACAATTGAAAATTTAAGAAATTCAGCCGCAGCTCAAAATGAAAGATTTAATCGACTCATTGTTCCTAGGCTAGTTAAAAAGTATACATATCAATACACAGGCGAGAACACAGAAGTAATGGACATTGATTTATCATTGAATTCAACTTTCTACACAGCGTTATCACCTGCGGCAGCAATATATTATGCAGATAATAATAATATGTTTGAAGCTAATTTAATTCAACAACGAAAAGAACCGGTAATGGAAGAAAGACTAGTCACTGATGGTCCAGCTGGTCAATCTAGAATTGAACTGGTACCAGCAAACACAGAAAAAGATTCAGGAACTTCAGCAGTAAAATTTTTAAGTGACGTGCCACTACAAAAATATAATATCAATCAAAGTCCAGTATTTGGGGTGCAACCAATGGGAGCACAAGGACAACAAGTAAATGAGATGACAGACATAGATACAACTGCAAACATGGCAATTATGAACTATGCAGCACGAATTAAAGATACACAAGACTTAAGAATAGAAGCAAGAGGTGATCCAATATTTCTAGGACAAAATGGAACAAGCATATTTGATATTAACGAGTCTTCGGTATATATGGCATTTATAAACTTTCAGCCAAATCCAGAAGACCTATTAATAAATCAACAAAAAGGTCCAATTGATATGCTAACAACTGGAGTATATAAAATTAATGAAGTTATAAGTAAATTTCAACAAGGATCATTTACACAAACAGTCTCTACATATAGAGATCAAAACAGTAGCACATTTTTACTACTTGATACATTATTAAATCTAAGGGTGGATTAATGAAAACAACAAAATCAGCAGGTGCAGGTTATCATACATATGGTGTAAATATTGCCAAACGTGCTAATGCATCGCAAGGATACAATATTAATACTATCAATGGAATATACATTGGTGAAGTAATAAATGATCAGGATGCACAACACAATGGCAGAATAACTGTTAAGATCCCAGAATTTGGTGCAGACTCAGAGCGTATTATATTATTAACAACTCCATTTGGTGGTAACACTGAAATTAAAAAAGATGCTGATGAGGTAGATTTAGAACCTGGATCATCAACTACATACGGTATGTGGCCACAGCCACCCGCAATTGGATCAAATGTTATAGTTGGTTTTACCGGATCAATGGAACAAGGCTTTTACTTAGGCTACTTGCCACCAAAAGATAGAAATGCAACAATGGGCGGCAATGCAAGCCACGAAGCATATGATGGTGACGGCAATATTATATTATCACAGACCACTGAAAAGAATTCAAAAGATATAAATGATTCAGTAACAAAAGCAGCTAAACAAAAACAACTCTTTCAATTACTTGAATCTGGTCTTGCAGTAGACTATGTTAGAGGACATAGTCAAAGTGGTGCAAGAAGAGAAAGCCCTAGCAAGGTAGTTGGGTGGACATCTAAAATGGGTCATACTATCAGTATGGACGACGAAGAAACCAGTGACAACATAAGAATTAGAACAAGTGGCGGTAACCAAATTCTATTAGATGATACTAATGGATTTATATTCATCAGCAACAAAGCAGGCAATGGATGGATAGAAATGGACGCAGACGGTCGTGTTGATGTTTATAGTCAAGGCGGCGTTAGCATAGCAACAGATGGAGATTACAATGTTCATGCAAAGGGATCTATTAATATGCAAGCAGAACAAGGAGTTAATATTAAGAGTAGTGGAGCAGAAGGGCTCAAACTGGAAAGTAGCGTTGGTTCAATTGATATCCATAGTGCTATCAATATTAATAGTAATGCTGATCGCGAAATTAACTTAACAGCAACTAACAATTATTATTTACAAGCAGGGCGTGTTGATATAAATGGACCTGCACCTACATCAGCAGAAAAGGCAGCAGTGCAGGCACAAACCACTAACACAAGCGTAACCGCAAGTATCAACAGCAGAGTTCCAGAGCACCACCCATGGAAAGGTGTTAAGGGAGTTCAAGAAACAATTAAAACTGGAAAAGGGAACGTAGGAGCATGACAATATATACTTTACCTAATACAATAACAAAGGAAGATTTATTACCTTTTGATTTATTTCCAGTTGCTGATAACACATTAGCAAGAGAAATTGTGCCTATTAGAAATTTAGAAACTAGTCCAGCAATGATTAACTTAATATTAAGAAACATTGGTTGGAAAGGTTATGCATATAAAGATGTTGACAATGTTATAAAAATTGGTTATAATCTAGTTGACGGAGTAGACGGAGAAGGACTTACTGAAGAATCTGCGTTTAATAAATGGATTAAAGTTTTCAAAGATGCAGAACGTAGATTTAAAGAAGTATTTGTATTAGATTCATTAAGCCAAAGTCAATATGATGGATTAGTAAGTTTATATTACTTAACAGGTGATTGGACCAGAGTAGGATCAGAACAACGAACATTTCAATTATATGATTATGTAAAAGATAGAGAATGGCAATATGTAGCAACTGCTATGACTAACAGTGGTATCAATCGTGTTCAACGACAATTAGAAGCAAAAGTTATTATGCTTGCTGATTATGGAATATCAAAAGATAGATCTCTAATTAAACGACAAGGCATACAAGAAATAGCAAACAAATATCCAACAAGATTATTGGATGACAGAAGTAGAACCCAAGCAGAATATGTTTATTATGCCGAAACTAAACGGTTCCTACCCAATATGGCCGAATCAAGGCAACGAATTTTATCTTCCAAACTGAATTAACTTAGTAGATAACGAATTCGATAAATACTAGTATGAGTAATATAGTAGGATACACCACAGTCGATCAACAAAATGGAAGTTTAAGATTACAAGGTCTAGAACTTGCAAAACAAGATCTGATGAATCATTTTAAAATCCGTAAAGGTGAAAAATGGACCAACCCAAACTTTGGTAGTAATCTACTTAATTATATTTTCCAACCACTGGATGATAATACAACAGAAGCAATTAATGACGAAGTTTATGAAATTGTATCGTATGATCCACGCTTTAAACTAGCCAGCAATGATATTATTGTTGACCAAGAAGCACATTCAGTTACAGTAACAGTTAAATTAATGTATCTACCAACTACAACTGCAACAGACTTGCAGATTAAATTTGACAGCGAATCCACAGAACAGGCAGAGTTTTAATTATGGCACAGAATATTAGACAATCAAAACTTTTTGCAGCTGAAGATTATGTAGCAGTATATGAATCTTTTGTCAATGCTAACTTACAAGCATTTGACTACGATACAATACGAACTGCAATGGTCGACTATGTAAGAAGCACATATCCAGAAAATTATAATGACTGGATTGAAAGTTCAGAGTTCATAGCACTACTTGATGTAGTTGCACAAATGGGACATAACTTAGCGTTTAGAGTTGACTTGAACTCACGTAATAACTTCTTAAGCACAGCAGAAAGACAAGAAAGTGTTTATAAACTAGCAGAATTTTTAGGCTATACTCCAAGACGTAATGTGTCAGCGTTTGGTGAAATGAAAGTAACAAGTGTAAAAACAAACGAACCTGTAATTGGTAGTGCAGGAACAAGTTTAGGTGGACAAGATATTAAATTTGAATCTACTAGCAACATCAATAACTTAGATGATTTTATTGCAGTAATGAATGGAGTCTTACAGTTTGGTAATCAATATGGTAGTCCCAAGAAACAAACTTCAGTAGGAAATATAACGCAACAGTTTTATGAGTTAAACAATACAGCAAATCAAATTAAGTTTGATGTGCCTGGTATTGCTAACGGGCAATCATCTACATATAATATTGTAAGCATAGATTCTACAAATAATTTTGTTCATGAGAAATCACCAAATCCAACAGGCGCATTTGGAATATATTATAAAAATAGTGGATTGGGATTATCAAACAAAGATACAGGATTCTTCTTTGGGGTCAAAGAAGGAAACTTACAATTTCAAGATACAAAAATAGACACACCAATTGATAATCAAACTATTGATATTAACGTAGACAATATTAACTTTAGTGACGTATGGGTGCAAACCATTAATACAAATGGAGCAGTAGTTAAAGAGTGGAGAAATGTAAAGCATATTTCAACATCAGAGGATGCAATATACAATAGTGTTAATTCAGTAGACAGAGATGTATTTTCAGTCAAGACAAGAAAGAATAATCAAATATCAGTTCAGTTTGCAGATAAGGTGTTTGGAAATTTACCACAAGGTATTATACGTGTATGGTATCGTGTAAGTAAAAATGAATCATATGTAGTTAGACCAGATGACTTGGCAAATAAAAAAGTTACAATTGCATATCAAGGAATTGATGGAAATAACTATTCAGCAATATTTACATTACAATTAAAAACCAGCATAACATCTGCAAGTGCTAACGAAAGTTTAGATAGCATCAAACAAAATGCTCCACTGGCATATGCAAGTCAAAATAGATTAGTTACAGCAAACGACTACAATACATTATTTGGTTACCAAACATCAAATGTAGTAAAAGTAAAAAGTATTAATAGAACATTTAGTGGACACAGTAGATATGTTGACTTTACAGACCCAACTGGTGAATACAGTAACCTAGTAATAAACGGAGCAGATGGACGCTTATACGAAACTGATAATGTTAAAAGTAGAACTACAATTGTTGGACAAAACAAAGATTATATATTTGAAAAATATGTAAAGCCACAACTATCAGATTTTGATTTAATTAATCTTTACTATACAAAATACACAACTGCATTTGATGATTTAAAATCTTCATTTAGTTATGCACCAGATGTAGATAAAAGTTCCGCTAACTTTGGAAATGGATCATTTGTTTGGCAATCACCCGGCACAAATTTATATAATGCAAACACAGGATCCTTAAGAAACTATTCAAATCAAGCAGTAGTTTCTAGAGTAGGAAAGTCAACATCAAATTATTTAAATCAATTTAGAGTTGGTGCATTAGTTAAGTTTATTAAAACAGATGGCACATATGTTTGGGCAAAAGTATTGAACATTTTTGCTTATGGGTTGGGTGTGGATAAAACAGGAATCCAACTTGGCGAAGCAAGTGGATTAAGATCAAATGGACTAGGAGCGATTACACTAGATACATATGTTGAAAGTGGAAGCATAATTGATATTATTGTTCCGGCATTCCCACGCTTATTTAAAACAAAAGAATCAAATATTATTACATCATACTTAGAATCAAAAAGAACATTTGCTCTTGCATATGATTATCAAAATCAAAGTTGGGAACTAGACAGCGATCCAGGAACGTATAGTGCAACACCTGGGTCATACGATAAGACTACGTGGTTGCTCTACTTTAGCTTTGATAGTGGAAGATACAACATCTACACTAGAACAACACAATATGTTTTTGAAAGCAGTAGTGTTGCATTTACAAATGTTAGTTTAAACAGTGGACTAGATTCACTTACAAAGAAAAAAGCAAAAGATACAATTCAAATGTCATTTGATACTGTTGTTAGAGGTGCTACAGCATCTCAAGATAAAGTTACAAAGTATATAGGCAAAATGCATGTTAGTGGAATTGAACAAGATTCAAATGGAGTTATTGATGCTTCGCATGTATTCTTATCATTAGTAGATGACAACGCTGACCGTAGACCAGATAATCCATTAGTGTTTAGCGAATTGGTTACAGTAGGTGGAACACCAGGATCGGTTATTGTAGATAACGTAGCAAAAACTGGTAGAGAGAATTTAGACTTTGAATGGCGACATGTTGCAGCAGATAGAGAAATTGTAGATCCTAGTTACACAAACATTATTGATGTTTATGTATTGGATAAAGCATACGATACAAAATATAGAAATTGGCTGTTAACAAATACAGGTGAAGAACCACTTCCGCCAACAAGTAATGCATTAGCTAATAGTTTTGCAAACGTTGAAAAACAAAAAGTTATAAGTGATACTATATTATATAAACCAGCAAAATATAAAACAATATTTGGACCAACTGCTCATTCATCATTACGTGCAACATTTAATGTTGTCAAAGTAAAAGGTAGTAATGTAGTTGACAGTGAAATTAGGGTTAACGTAGTTAAAGCAATTAACGAATTCTTTGCAGTAACAAATTGGGACTTTGGCGAAACTTTTTACTTTACAGAACTTGCAGCATATGTGCATAAAGAATTATCAATGTCAATAAGTAGTTTTACTATTATACCACATGGTGCTTCAAGTGTGTTTGGCGAATTATTTGAAATCACTCCAAATATTGACGAAATGTTTTTACCAGACGTAAGTGTTGACGATATAGATATTGTTAGTAATGTTGTTACTAAAACAAATTAGGATAAGATTTAATGGCTAAGAAAAAAGCAGGAAGTTACAAAACTCCAAATACACAAGCATCTAATTTATTACCATCAGTTTTTAATACTGATGTAAATAAAAAATGGCTAGACAGCACATTAGATCAAATGATCTCAAAAGGTAACCTGAAAAATGTAGAAGGTTACATAGGCGATAAGTCAGGCAAGAACAGATTTAAAGAAGATATTTATTTAGACAATACAGATCTAAGTCCAGCAATTGTAGTTACAGACAAAGATAAAAAAGTAACTAATTCAATTACAATGAGTGACATTGCAAATGCAATTAACACAAACTTTTCTGAATACAATTATAATACAGCATACGCAACAAAATCATATAGCTATAGACCTCCAATTAACATAGACAAGTTTGTAAATTACACAAACTATGCATGGGTTGATCAGATGCCTACATACGAAAGTGTTAGAACTCTTACAGCAGCAACAGTAGGATCAGTAACATCTGGTTCAAGTTATCCAGCAAGTCCTTCACATGGTGATTATTTTGCACTCAATGATGGAGTAGACACAAAAACTTATCAATGGGATAATGTTGTTAAGACATGGCAACCGAGCGGAGACACAGGTTCAATTTACAGTAACAATGGCAACAACGCAGGCTTTACAACTGTAGTTAATCCAGTTGACTTGTCAGCTAGTCAGTTAGCATATACAATCGTAGATAACAACAATACATTTAATATGGCAGACCAAATGCTTATTAAGTTTGTTGGTGACGGCTGGCATTCAGATGCACACAAGAGAACATATCTTGTAACTGGCACTGGTAGAAATATTAAATTAATAGAAGTATACAGTTGGGCAGACAATAGCACACGTTATCCAGATACAACAAAAACTACTGTTACAGTAGGTGGTATCTGGGATAAGAGTAAAGTATTTACAATTCAACCTAACAAGCAAAGTAAGTTATGGACGACCGCTCAGAAATATGGTGTAGCAGAAATGCTTGGGCATTACAATGGAGATGCTAATCGTCTACCTATATTTGATGGCTTTATATTTCCATCTGAAGAATCAAACAAGTCACAATGGATAACAGACGAACTAATTATGTTTGCTGATGAATGGACTCAACAAAGTGGTTCTGCAATGGAAGCCACAGATTATCATAAAATATTTTACACACAGCGTGATACTGCCACTGGTGATATTACTATAACAAAATTAGTTGACGCAAGAATTGTTGGAACAGATCAAAAAATACAACAGTTTATTGTGCCAGGCACAAGCGAATCAATATTAGCAAAATACAAAGATAGATTATCTGGATTTGATATTTTAAATTGGGATAAGTCAACAGTAGTATTTACTGACAAAGATTACCAAGTTATGGAAACTGATAGTCCGTATAGAACTGCATGGAGCAGAAATAATAAATGGACAGATACTGATACACTAATAAAGCTCGACGAGTTAATATATGGTGGTATCAATTTAAAACAGTTAACTGATACAAGATACATTGCTAAAAGACCAATTATGGAATTTGACGGCAAACTTAATCTTTACAACTGGGCAGACATTGATACAAACCTAGGCGACAGCCAATGGGCTGGCATAATAGATACAATGGTTAAGCCAACTGGAAGTTACATACCAACAGAGTCAGGTGGAACATATTCTTTTAATTTAGCAAACGTTGAAATTAAAGCAGAACAACGTATTGCATTTACAGAAGGCACACTTGCAGGTAAAATTTGGATCGTTGGATCAACTGGTGAACTAACTGCTGATATTACATTGCAACCAAATTATTGTGCATATGTTAGAGAAGCATTACCAGACACTGAAGATAAAAATTGGAACAACAGTGATGTTTGGTTTAACGGCACAGTATGGAGCAAAGGGCAACAACGAACAAAAGTTAATCAAATGCCATTGTTTAAATTATATACAACCAGTGGACAAATATTACAAAGTTTAGAAGGTGCAAAGTTTCAAGGCAGTAGAATATTTAACTACAAAATAGGCACAAGCATAGTTGATCCTGAATTAGGAATTGGGCTGTCATACAAAGATATTAATGGAATTGGCGAGTATCAATTTGAAAATTATTTATTTACTGAACCACATTTCCAAAGTATCACGTCACAGTTTAACAAAGATACAAACTATCATAGACAGATACTAGGACAAAACTTATTTAAAGTAAACAATAAATTAACTAATCTATACAAGCAAAGCGAAGAAATTAGTGGAGCAGAAACATTAGTAACACATGATGTAGTAACTAGCAACGCAGACTTTACAATTAACATAGGGCATAGTTCATGGAGAACAGATAGACGTGTTGTATTACATCAACAAGATAAAAGATGTGTAGTAACAGAATTACAAAATGGTGTTTACTTAGACAAAACAAATGTAGATCATACAAACATATACGTAGGTAAAAATATACCTGTTGTGTTTAACAACTTATTAGAAACTGGTGATGTTAAATTTAAAACTGTAGCTGGTGTTGATATTGAAACAACTCCACAAGCAGGTGTAACTGTAACACGAAGTGGCAACGATATTACTTTATCACTTACCTCATATAGTAGCAAAATTATTATTGATCCAGTGGATGGAACATTAACAAATGACTATACAATCATACCACTTGACAACTATGATAGCATTCAGCATACAGTGGAAGTTAATGGTAAGCAGTTAAGTCCTAACAATTATACAATCAATGCAGACACAATTGTTATTCCTGCATCCGTTGGATTACAAAAAGATGATATTGTTGATTTAAAATATGCAAGTAATAACAATACAAACAGAACTACTAACTCATCTTTGCCAAATACACTAAAGCATAATGCAAATAACGAAGTAATAGAAACATTTACAATGAGCGAAACAATGGCTCATTGGCAAAGTATAATATCTTCTACTCCTGGATTTGAAGGAGATATATTTGGGGCAAATAACTATGAAGCACTAAACAAACAACATTACTTTGGTGGTGAGATATCTATTCACAACGATTTGAGTATTGTTCACGATGCTTTATATTCCAATGATACAGTAAACGTTACAGATGCATTAAGAACATCGGGTGAAGATTGGGATAACTTTAGAAATAGATTTAGAGCTCAGGTAGCCAGATTAAATGAACGCAAAACTTACCTAACTGTTAGAGAATTAGTTGATGATGCAATAGAATCAATTACTATTACTAGATCGGGTGGTGACTTATTTAAAACATCTAACATGGTATACAGAACTCCTATTCGAGTAGAAGAATTTATTCATGCAGATGGAGATACAGTATTACCTAGAATATTTTTAAAAGATAGCATTCACAGTGATGACAATATTCAAGACCACGTTTATGTTTATATCTCAGATAATGTAGCTGGAACTTTAACAACTCGACTAGCAATAAAAGATATAGATTATACACAATCAGGAAACCTAATTGAATTTATATATCAGCCATTAGCTATGCCAAACAAAGGCTATCCAAAAATTACAATCTATAAAAGACAGATGGATGATATATGTTATGTTCCTCCAAGTTTAACAAAACTTAAACTTGCACCAGGTTGGTCACCAGAAATAGACACTACAAACAATATACTAACTGGACATGATGGAACACAGTGGGCATTAAAATCAACAGCAGAATTATTTAACATGATAGATGCAAACTTTGATGTTGTTAATGCATGCCAGTTTGAATTAGAAAAAAGAATTTACACAGGATTAGTTATAAGTGATAAAATTAATACCAATGACGAGTCTGTTGAAAGTTTACAATATGGCATGGTTTCAAAGTTCACCCCAAGTGCAACACGTGAGACATGGTATACATTAGAAACACTAAATGATTTACTAGGTAAATCATTCGCACAGTGGAAAGCAAAGAACAAAGTTGTAGATACAGAAGTTGTATA